CGCCACGCCGCGCACCAGCCTGCGCGACGCTGCCGCGGCGGTGCTCGCCGCCTGGGATGACGAGGCCAACCGCGAGGGCGACATGATCGGCGCCCTCGACGCGCCGATGGAGGCCCTGCGCACCCTGCTCGCCGGCAAGCCCGCCCGCGTCGCGCGGGATCCCGCCGCGCCGCGCAAGCCGCGCGAGGGCACGAAGCAGGAGCAGGTGCTGGCGATGCTCCGCCGCCCCGAGGGGACGACGGTGGCGCAGATCGCCGAGGCCACTGGCTGGGCGCAGCACACGGTCCGCGGCTTCTTCGCCGGGCTGAAGAAGAAGGGCCACGCGGTCGAGGTGAAGTCGCGGGAGCGGATGGTCGGCCCGAACAAGACCGGCGCAAAGGGCTCCTTCACCATCTACGCCCTGGCGGAGTAACGCAGGGAGACGCGTTAGGGCTCGCTGCAGGAACGCGGCGGGTCCTTTAGCCGTTCTCCGGGTTTCATTTTCGGCTTCGAGGGATCGAGGGCGCAAATGAGCTCTTCGGCGGTCCACCCTTGACGCTTCGCGGCTGTCGCAACGCCCAGCAGCACCTCACGCGCGTCATCGATGTACAGCTTCACGACGCGTGGCGTGCCTACGCCGTTCCCCGCAAGGGCCATCGCTCGTGCCGTCTCATAGACCATCTTCTCGATGTCTCTCGGTGCTCCCAGCTGTGGCATCTTCGCCGCCTTCTGCTCGTCGCACGATGATGCACATCGCGTATCGCGGAGCCCATCGAAATCCTACAGCGGGCATCACTGAATCAGCTTGGCTGCGTTCCGACACAGCGCGAATCGTCCGTCACGCGCGCGGGCATACCGCCCGGCAGAGACGGAGACCACGATGAGCAAAGTGACGACAGCGACGTTGATGCGCAGCGTGGACAGCAGCATTGCCGCGATCTGCGAGGCTGCAGATGCAGGCGATGTCGATCGCTTGGTTTCTGTGCTCTACACCACTCGCGACGTAATCGGGGCGCTGCCCCGCAAGGAGCGCGAGGTCGCAACCGCGCGATTGCGCCAGACCATGCGTGACCTGGATACGAAGGCCTGCGCCCGCATCCGCAGCATCACGCGGATCGCGCGGAGATGGTGAGCGGGATGGCAATGCCTTCCGAACGCCGCTGGATCATCCTGGCGCAGGATGGCCGGCATGTGACCATGGGCCGCGCCGCACCGCCGAGCGAGGCGGAGGTCGAAGCCGCCGCAGCGGCGCTCGCCGCGCAGGGGCTGGCCGGTTGGCTCGCCACGCTGGACGGGAACTACTGGTCGCGTCGCCGCGTGGCGCTCGCGCCGGTGCAGACGCTCGGCGACGGCGCCACGCTCGACTGGCCCACCGCCATCACCGCCTTTGAAGCCGCCCGCCAGCGCGCCCTTCGTCCCCTCTGACAAGGCCGGCATCGCCATCACGCGCGGCGGGAGGTCGCCGTTATGCCGGAACTGACCGCCTCCACGCGCGAGGCCGCCCGGCGCCTCGGCGTCAGCGACACCGCCATCCACAAGGCCGAACGCGCGGGCCGCATCGCCCGCGAGCCGGATGGCCAGTGGGACATCGACAAGACCCGCCGCCGCCTGACCGAAACCGCCGATCCCGCCCGCTCGCCGCTGGCCAATGGCGCCGGCGCAGACGGCACGCCCTTCGCCCGGCTGAAGGTCGCGCAGCTCGCGCTGAAGGTGGAGGCGCAGCGCCTTTCGCTGGACGAGACCAAGCGTCGCCTGCTCGACGTCACCGAGGCCAACGCCGCGCTCGACGAGATCGGCAGCACCATGCGTGACGCGCTGCTGAACTGGCCGGCGCGCGTGTCGGGCCTGATCGCCGCCGAGATCAGCGTCGATCCGCACCTGCTGCAGACCATTCTGCAGAGCCACATCAACGACCTGCTGACGGAGGCGGCCGATCGCTTCGATCCAGCAGGCCTCGGAGGGGACCGGTCTCCGCAGCCGTGAGCATGTGCGCCGGCGTGTCGGCGCCATGCTCCGGCCGCCGCCGCAGCTCACCGTCTCGGAATGGGCCGAGCGCCACCGCATGCTCGGCAGCCGCGCATCGGCCGAGCCCGGCCCCTGGCGCACCAGCCGCACGCCGTATCTGAAGGACGTGATGGACGCGCTGTCGGCGGTGCATCCCGCTCGCCGCGTCGTCTTCATGAAGGGCGCGCAGGTCGGCGCGACCGAGAGCGGAAACAACTGGCTCGGCTACATCATGCATCACGTGCCGGCACCGGCGCTGGCGGTGCAGCCGACCGTGGAACTGGCCAAGCGTTTTTCCCGCCAGCGCATCGACCCGCTGCTGGAGGAGACGCCGGCTCTACGGGAGCGAGTTGCTCCGGCCCGTGCCCGCGACAGCGGCAACACCATGCTGTCGAAGGAATTCCCCGGCGGCATCCTGGTGCTGACCGGGGCAAACAGCGCGGTCGGACTGCGCTCGATGACGGCGCGGTTCCTGTTTCTGGACGAGGTGGATGCCTATCCGGGCGATGTCGCTGGCGAGGGCGATCCCATCGCCCTGGCCGAGGCCCGCGCCCGCACCTTCGGCTGGCGGCGCAAGGCCTTCCTGGTCAGCACGCCGACCATCGCCGGGCGCAGCCGGATCGAGCGGGAATACCTGGCCTCCGACCAGCGGCGGTTCTTCGTGCCGTGCACGGCCTGCGGCGACATGCAGTGGCTGCGCTTTGAGCGGTTGATTTGGGAGAAAGGTGCACCGGAGACGGCGCGGTATCACTGTTCGGCCTGCGACCACCCGATGCAGGAGCACGACAAGACCGCGATGCTCGGCGACGGGGAATGGCGCGCGACGGCGGAGGGCCAGGATCCGCATACCATCGGCTTCCACATCTCGGCGCTCTACTCGCCGGTGGGGTGGCTGTCCTGGGCGCAGATCGCCCGGGACTGGGAGGCAGCCCAGGGCAAGCACGAGGACATCAAGACGTTTCGGAACACCGTGCTGGGCGAGACCTGGCAGGAGCAGGGCGAGGCGCCGGATTGGGAGCGCCTGGTCGAGCGCCGCGAGGATTTCGCCATGGGCGTCGTCCCGCCCGGTGCGCTGGTCCTCACCGCTGGCGTCGACGTGCAGGACGATCGCCTCGAATGCGACGTGTGGGGCTGGGCGGAGGGGTTCTCCTCCTGGCTGGTCGACCACGTAGTGATCCCCGGTAGCCCGCGGGACCGCGAGCCCTGGGATGAGTTGGCTCGGGTGCTCGCCCGCGACTGGCCGCGCCAGGGCGGCGGTGCGATGCGCATCGCCCGCCTCTGCGTCGACACGGGCGGCCGCGACACCGCCGCCGTCTATGGCCATCTCCGCCGCCTGCGGGATCCGCGGATCGCGCCGACCAAGGGCATCGACGGCTGGAATCGGGCCCAGCCGGTGCAGGGCCCGACGCCGGTGGATGCGCTGGTCAACGGCCAGAAGCTCCGACGCGGCCTGAAGCTGTGGACCGTGTCGGTCTCGACCTGGAAGGCCGATCTCTATCGCCGGCTCTGGCTCGGCCGCGGCGACGCGGAGGAGCTTCCGCCTGGCTGGGTGCATCTGCCGCGGGCGATCGAGGTGGAGTGGGTGAAGCAGCTGGTCGCGGAGCAGCTGCGCACCACGAAGGACCGGCGCGGATTTGCGCGGCAGGAATGGGCCAAGCTGCGGGAACGGAACGAGGCGCTGGACTGCGCCGTGCTAGCCCGCACCGCGCTCTGGCTGCTCGGTGCGGATCGGTATGGCGACCGTTTCTGGCAGCAGCTCCGGGACCAGATCGCCGACGCACCGCTGCGTGCGAGCGAACTTCCCGTCGCTGGGAATGTCGCTCCCCCATCGGCGGCGTCGCAGGCCGCGGCGGTGCCGCCATCCGACAGCCAGCGCCCGCGGGGCTGGCTCGCGCCGCGCAGCGGCTGGCTTCGCTGAGAGGAGGACGATCATGGACCCGACCGTCCTCGCCTGGGCGCTGGCGCAGCCTGCTGGCACTCGTGCCGCCGTCCTGGCCGCCGCCTTCACCGGCGGCACCACACGCGTGACCTTCGATGGCCGCACGGTGGAATACCGCTCCCTGGATGAGCTCGGCCGCGCGCTCTCGGTGCTGCACGCCGCCGAGAACGCGGCCGCACGTCGCCCCAGCGTGACCTTCGCCAGCTTCTCCCGCGAGGGAACCAGGTGATGGGCCGCCTCCGGGATGCCTGGCACGCGCTCCGCGGCTATGCCGCGGCACAGGATAGCCGCGCCTCGAGCTGGGCGGCATCGGGCGGCAGCGCCACGGCTGAGGTCGGTGCCGCCGCCCCCACCGTGGCACGCCGCGCCCGCGACGCCGTCCGCAACGACCCCTACGCCGCCCGCATTGTCGATCTCTGGACCGGCAACGCCGTCGGCGCGGGCATCACCACGCGCTGGCCGGACAAGCCGCATGCCGAGGCTTGGCGCCGCTGGTCCGACAGCACCGCCTGCGACGCCGAGGGCCGCCTCGACCTTTACGGCCTGCAGGCGCTGGTCATGCGGGCGGTGGTGGAGAGCGGTGAATGCTTCGTGCGGCTGCTGCCGGCCGACATCACGCCCTCTAATCCGATCGGCCTGCGGCTGCAGGTGCTGGAGAGCGACCACCTCGACGCGGCGCGGCAGGGCGTCATCGAGGGCGTCCCCACCCTGCAGGGCATCGGCCTCGGCGAGGCCGGAGAGCCGGTCGGCTATTGGCTGCACCGCGTGCATCCCGGCGCGTCCTGGGTTCTGCCGGGTGGCGCCACCTGGCTGAGCAGCCAGCGGGTCCCGGCCCGCGATGTGCTGCACATCTATCGCAAGCGCCGGCCCGGCCAGCTGCGTGACGTGTCGTGGCTCGCCCCGGTGCTGACCCGCCTGCGCGACCTCGGCGACTACGAGGCTGCGCTGCTGATGAAGGCCAAGATCGAGGCCTGCCTGGCCGCGGTGGTCTCCGAGGACGGCGACGAGGCCATGACCGGCCCGGCGTCGGGCCTGCTGCGCGATGCGCAGGGCCGCACGGTCGAGAGCTTCGAGCCGGGGATGATCCTCTATCGCCGCGGCATGGGCAGCGTCGAGGTGGTGAACCCCTCCGGCGGTGGCTCCCACGCCGCCTTCGCGCGGCGCGCGCTGGAGGCCTCCGCCGTCGGCACGGGCCTGACCTACGACCAGGTCGCCGGTGACCTCACGCAGGCCAACTACTCCAGCCTCCGCGCCGGCAAGATTGAGTTCCGGCGTCTCTGCGAGCAGGTGCAGTACGGCATGCTCATCCCGATGCTGGTGCGGCCGATCGCCGACCGCTTCCACGCGCAGGGCGCGCTGCTCGGGCTGTGGGGCGCTGAGGTGCCGGACGGCCTGTCCCACGTCCCGCCGGCGCACGAGATGATCGACCCGCTCAAGGACACCACCGCGCTGATCGCGCAGGTGCGTGCCGGCTTCGTGCCGCAGCCCGAGGCGGTCGGCGCCTTCGGCTACGACTTCCGCCAGGTGGTCGAGATGATCCGCGAGGCCAATGCCCTGCTCGATGAGGCAGGGCTGTCGCTCGACAGCGATCCGCGCCGCGTCGCGAAGTCGGGCGCTGCCCAGGACGCCGCTCAGCTCGCCGCCATCGAGATCGCCGCCACCGGCGCTGCTTCGCCGCGTGCGGATGCGGGCGCTGCCCCCAATCCAGGAGCATCCCAATGATCGCAGGTGCCTACGACTGGACCGACGACATGCTCAAGATCAAGAGCATGCAGAAGAAGTTCCGCGACAGCTTCAACGGCACCGAGATCAACCCGGCGCGGTGGGAG